TATCAGGCATAACACCTAGGAATGTGTTTCCTTGTGTCTCAAGAGTTGGGATCTTTAGAATGTTGTTTGTATCATCGAATACAACTAAATCACCCTGAGCTATATCTAAAGTCGTTGTTAAAAACGGCTTTGCATCAGGGAAAATTGATTTAGAGATTCCACGCACAAATGTATTTTTACCGGCCATGGTTATTTCTCCTTTTTAGTTATTAATCTGCACAAGCTGAGAAATCTAACTTCGATCGACCATCGTTATTAGACTCAACAGTGGTTGCTTTCTCTGTAAATGCGAAATTCAGATCTACCATCTGGTGCTCGCGTCCACCTGTGAAAAGCTTCCATTTAGTTTCAAAATCTTCTTTTGATTTAATTTCGCCAGCAGCTTCTAAGAATTTCTTTGTGAAAGACTTAGCCATTTTGCTCTCAGACAACTTCTGATCTACATATTTAGCGATCTCAGTTTTCTTAGCGTTTGTCTCAAGAAGAGCAAGCTTGCCTTTTAAAGCAATAATTTCGGCTTCCATCTTCTTAGCCTTTTCTTCTTGCTTCATTGCAGCTTCTTTTTTCTCTTCGTGCTTCTCTTCGTCGCACTCTTCTTGATGCATCTTTTTTGATTCTTCTTCTTTAGCTTCGCCATCAGCTTCAGCTTTTTTAGACATCTTTGCTGCCATGTGCTTTGAAAGCTTCATAGCGTGTCCAGCTGCTTTCATGGCTTCGTCTTCTGAGTAGCCCATTTCTTTGTAGCCCTCGAAAGCTTCTTTAGCCATCTTCTCCATTTCAGCAACTTCTTCTTCAGAAGCGCCTTCTTCTTTGCCGAGATATTCATCTAGCATCTTTTTGATGAGCTCTACGTCTTGAGCGGCATCGTCGTGCTTGACTTGTTGTTCGTCTTGCATGGGTTTTTCTCCTTCCATGAGTTGATTAATTTTGCCGCCAGCGCCTGCCTCAGTCACTAGATCGCAACTAACTGCATCTGTGATGGCTGTCACAAAGCGTACATTTTCAATACCTTTTTGTTTTGCTTCATTAAGCTTAAGCTTTGCTCCCTCTGGAGCAATAGAAATCACTTCATCAATCGCCCGCACATTGGCGTCTCCTGATGCATTGATTGATAAACCGACAAACTCTTTGTCTGGAAATTTCTTTTGAAACTCAACGGCCTGTCTCATCAAGCCCCGCGCCCATTCGTATGGCTTATCAGGCATGATAACTACTTCACCCTGAATCATCCCGCGACCTGAATCTTCTACAAATTCGATATTTTCGAAGTGTCCTAGAACATCTCTTACCGAACGCTCAGGCCTTACCGCTTCTTCTGAGCTTGATGGGTGGTCAGCGTAAATCTTTTTGCCTTCGAATATGTTTACGGCATTTTTTAAAGATTCAGCAGAGTAGTAGTAAGCATCGCCAAAGTTTCCTAGACCCTCTTGAATAAGAGTTACCTTAAACCGAGTGTAGCCAATACCGTTATCAGAAGCAGATGATTCTTGAAACTTAGCTGTGAAATGAATCTTCTGATTGGATTGTCTTAAAACCTGAGTGTTTGCGCTTGCTGAATCAGCTTCGGCTTTTTTCTTCTTCTTTTTTTTAGATTCTTTTTTAGCCGGGATCTCTTCTTTTACTTCAGGCTTTGGGGCCTCATCGTGATGATCAATGATTTGAAGGCCATTTGCTTTAAGAAGATTTAAGAAAGTTGCCCCACTAATTCCAGGATGCTTTGTTAAAAGATCCAGGACCTTGTTCTGGGCAGTTGGTTCACTTTGAGGAATAGGTTCGGGAGCGGCTTCTTTCTTAGGAGCGCGAGCTTTCTGCATGGTTAGCATTCGCTCAGCGGCGCCGTAAAACCAGTGATGTGCATGAATTCCAAGGTTTGGATCCTTGGAGATAGCATCACCAGTTTTCGCGTCGTTCTCTTTCATCTTTTGACATGAATTTAACCAAAACATCACAAGTTCCGCCTCCCTGCGGTACAAGCACAGCTTCGTATTTATACAAGTTAGATTGTAAGTCTATGCCCAGAGAGCTTGCAACCTTTTCGCACTCTTCGAGAGAGTCGCATCGGTATCCTTCGACTTCGAACTTGTATTTTTTGATCATTCGATTAAGGCCACCCATTTGAGATCCGCGATCTACTTCGGAGAACTTATCGTCCCAACGTCCAAGCCACTTATCCCTGTTTGACTTAAACTGTTCGAAAGTAGGGGCACCGTACTTCTCTGGGTTTGCCTGAATATCTTCGAATGTTGCATCTTTCCAGTGCTCTAAGCTCATTGACTTAACTGATCCTTGATTTGCTTCTTATCATCCGATGATAAACCACTATTAGTAGGCTCGACCTTTGGTGGTGTTGTCAAAGGGTTCGTGTTCGATGGCGGCATAGACAAACCAGCGCCCTCTTTATCAATCTTCTTAAGCTCTTCGTCGTAAATAAAGTTATCGATATCGAGCTCTTTAGCTACCATTTGGCTAGCGCGTTCATGTGAAATAAAGCCCATGCTTTGAGCAAACTGAATATCTTTAATCTTAGAAGAAGAGTCTTGAGAGATTAATTCAGGAAATACTATTTCGCACTCAGCATGGATTCCGAAGTCTTTCATGAGTCTATCGAACATATCGGTAAGGATAGTTCTGTAGAGAGATTGTCTTCGTTCGAATCGTTTGGCGACTGGCTCCGTGGCAACCAGGGCCGAAGCCCTAGTCTGTCCTCCTAACAAATGCGTACCCAAGTATGAAACTGGAATTCGCACCGCCGAACAAATCATGCTTAAACACCATGCAAATGTAGCGCTCTCACCCTTGGCCCTAGACTGATTCCCTAAGTATTGCCTTTGCACAGCGTCTGTGTGAACAAACTCGCTACCTGCTGCCGGTACAGTTCCAATCTCTTGCTGAGCCGAAACGTAGTCGGAAATATCCTGATCACTACCTCGAATGGTTGTATCGATAGACCATGCTGCTGCTTTTTGATCGCTGATAACATTATAGTCAATAGTATCTCGAAGGCGCTTCATGTAGCCAAGAGCTGAGAAGTATTCAGATCTGCCACGCTTTTCGTTCGAAGCTGAATTGATCTTGTAGTGCATGATCTGATCACCAGGGATTTGCTGGTAAATGAACTTGGTACCCGGCTGCTTACCATCGGTATAGATCTGGTATTGAGTTGGTGCCAACCACTGATAGAAAAGAACCCTTGAGATATCTTCAGGGTGAGTAACGATCTCGATGAAGTTAGATGGGTCAACAATTCGAACCCGAGGTATCGCGCCAACCGGAATTGTGTCTGTAACAATTGGTCTGTAAACAATCTTAGTTTCATGGTTCGGTAACCACCAGATAAAATGCTCACCATAAACGCTCATCTCATCACTAAGCTGGTCCATCATCTGTGGGATGCGATTAACCTTTTCGAAAGCTTTCCAAAGAATCTCGGCCTTCTTGTTTTTAGTGATTAGTTTGTATCCACGAGCAATTGTGAATTCTGTGATGATATTGATGATCGCATTAGCAATTGGGTCGTGGTTCTTTGCATAGAATGCAGCAGAGTGCATTCGAAGATAGTCGCGAGAATAGAGCTGCTTAAAGAATGGCCCACCCATGAGCGGTGTAAAGTCTTGTCCTATTTGATTCGATGGATAGAGTGCATCGTCGTAAAGGAATGAATCCATTGCCTCGCGAAGCTTTCGAGAATCTTTTCTTTTCGAGAAGCCGAGTAGATCTTTCTCGGTACACTTAACCATGGTTTTGCCATTGGAGTTTGTGCCGATTAGTCTAGCATCTACAGAAATTTTATCTGGATATTTTTTAATAGCTTCGATGAGCTCTTGGGTAGTGTGAATGCCAAGTGGATCAACGCCATCCCATGGCACAAAGTCTTCTTTGTATTCGTATTTCTTTGGATCAAATACAAGGCCCTTAGACAAAAGAGCCATTCGAGATTTTCTTAGCTGTTCAGCCATTCTTCAAAATCCTTGGCGTTACTCGCTGGTGCATCCGGCACTTCAGCTACTGGCTCTAAAGAGCATCTGCATAGGTAGTGGGCAGGCGGGTTAGTTGCCTGGCAACTGTCATCAGATCGCTCACCTTTGAGCTTTGCCTCGATTTCTGAAATAGTCAAACCATCTCGCCACCTGCAGCACTCATCGGTTACATCATCAATAATAGCTATCCAAATAAAGTCCTTAACTCCGGCAGATTCTGCCCCGTCCGTTTGTCCATCTCGTACCGATTGAACAAACTCTTGGGTCGTATCCCTTTCAAGCTCCCAAGCGTAGTAAGTCTCTTCTTCGCCCTCAGGAGTTAGCTTTTTACCAACGATCTCGTCTGGACCACGGGTTGTAGGAATGTCTTTTAGGTATTCGTCTACCATCTCTTTCCAAGATCTTTCGTCAATAAAGTCTTGAGATATATCGACTTTCGCCTTGTTATCGGCCTCGTAAAGATGGCTTTTTAGATTCCTTCTAGGCTTTGCCGCAGATCTGGTTTTAGGGAATGCGTAGTAAATCCTTAAAAGAAAACTTTCTTGGTCGAGTGGCACATCGTTACCATCAACGTCTTTTGATCTAGCAAGGCACGCGGCATGGGCATTATTTATGATCTTTGACGATAGCCTGCTTAAATATAACCCAATTCGATCGGTTAGATTGCCACCAGCAACCGAGTGTTCATTTAGTTTTTTGTTTAAATCAATAATTGGGACTTCATTTTTGTGAGGTCTATTAGTGGCTTGGGATATGGCTTCCACTTCACTTGCTCGACTTAGGAAGTAGGAAAGCTTTCTCATGAGTATAATGTTATGGGCTAATTCTTTTTGAGCATAAGCCATTTGAGCATTTACTTCGGCAGCAAACATTTGAAGCGCCGGCTGGTAGTTAGGTCCTATGAGTTGCGTGTAGTGAAGCTTTGCCTGAAGAAGTATGTGGCGAAAGGTTCCACGTAGAACATTGGAGTTTTTCTTTTGCGTTGAGATAAGGAAATACTCAAGGGCTCTATCTCTATCTTTGATGAACGATCTGTATCTAGGTGAGTGTCTAAATAAACCCTTCATAAAATCCTATTGATGATTCGTGGTTTGCCAATATCTCTGATGCCTTTTAACGGGGTAAGAGCGCATATTGGATAGCCTACACCATCAGATGAGTGGGTCAAATCAGGGTCTTTGGTTTTTTCTAAAGATCCAGTGTTTGGTCGCCATGTTACACGATCAAAGTCTTTCTTAAGATTAGGGCATGTGATTGGGTTTAAGGTTAGATGCACGTTACCACTTGCGTCCTTTAGCTTAGCGTTTACGTTATTGACTCTGTCCTTTTCGGTTGGGTTTGAGTCTGGAGTTTCATCTCTGAAGGTGATGTTGGCAGATTTCAAAGCTGCCTTTAGGATATCGTAATCGCTTTGTCCGGCTGCTGCTCTTTGCCTAGACTTAGCAGTGGCATCACCACATATAATCACGGCAGGATTTGCTCTATGTCCCATGGCTTGAGCATTAAGAACCTTCTCAACGAATACCTTGGATGCTTCTTGAGTGTGAGAGTTCTTTAGATAGATCTCATCAAAAGCGTGCCAATCTTCGATCTTGTTTTGAAGTAGGGTCCAGGCCATGGGTGATATGTTGAAATCAGCTCCCAGGATGATCGGCAGCAGCGGATGAAACTGACCATCGTACCAAGGGCATCGATCAAGTAGGTTTTGTTCTGAGAAGTTAAGGTACGTTTTGCCAGATGTGAGATCTCTAAATTCGGCCAGGATCTCTTGAGCAAACTCAGATTCAGACATCTCTCGCTTTGCAGACTCATACTCTTCGATAGTGAATAGTGGGTTTGCTGTACTTGGGGCACGAAAATAGGCCCATTCATTGGCGTACTGTTGACTGTTATGTCTTTGAGCAAGATCATAGAAGTTATCAAACCCGTTCGGCGTAGAGATGAACCAGCACCAACCCTTGGTGGTGGCTAGCATGGGTCTTATGATCTGAGACCATAGTCTAGCGGGTTGATCTCTTACCTCATCGATAACAGCGCCATGAAGAAAATCACCTCGAAGATTATGAAGCACTTCGCCCGATACGAACTCTACCCAAGAGCCATTGATAAGGGTGATTCGTTTTTTAGTATCGTGATCGTCTTCGATTGCGCCTGAGCTAAAGAGAAGGTCTTTGAGTCTTTCGTACATTTTGCCGGCTTGCCTGAGTGTGGGTGAAGCAAACCAGTATCTAGTTTTTGGATTCTCCCACATTTTCTTAGCGATGTGATTTATAGCAGCAGTTGATTTGCCTGATTGCCTTCCCCAGGATGCAACAACGAATCTCTTCGGGCATTCGTGGATTGCTTTTTGGGCATTGTGCGGTTGATATAGTTTAAGAATGCGTTTTTGATCAGACACTTAAAATTAGGTTGTAACGAATTCGAGGTCCAGTCTATGGAAAAATTAAGCCCTTACGATGTCGAAAGTATTAGCAAGGCAGTGATTAAATTCTTGAGTGAGTTAGCTCGAGAATCAAAACTGAATTGGGAATTGAAATCGATTAAGTTTGGTCCGAATAAGGCATTTGCTTTGATTTCAATCAAGATAGGCCATCAGCTTTATTATTTGTCTGTGAAGGACGAGCAATAAAAAACCCTGATCATTTTACTGACCAGGGTTACATCTAAGGAAAACCGTATGTGACTTTTAGGTATATAAAGGTCTAGTTCTTTTTAGTCAATGCCGTCCGCAAGTTTGCTATGACTCTGAGCTATCGTTAATCGTAGTGAATTGAGATTCGTACACAATTACCTGTTTTGACTCACCATTTTCAGTTTTAGCATCATTGGGCTGGATGTAAGTAAACCCATCTCGAAGACCAAGGTAGGCTTTAGCTAAGAAGATAAGGGTAGCGGTATTACCTTCTTCGATTGCTTTCTTCCAGATACGTCTTCGAAGGGATACGTGTCCTTTTGAGGAGTGCATGGAAAGAAACTGATTGAGCTCAAGTTTGTGTTCTCTTTTACTAGCGCGTTCGAGGGTGTCTACTGATACGCCTATAACGCCAGAGATTTCATTAGCAGTGCATTGGATAGCTGCCATGTTCTCGATTAGTTTCCAATCGATTTTAATTGGAGCCGGGCCACGCTTTCCCATCTAGAAGAAGTCCTTTTTGAGCAATTTTAAGCCTGAGGTTGGAGTATAGGTTCTGCGGCAGATAGAGGTCTAGGTCTTTAATATCAATGCCTATGACTTGTAGTATTTTGGCAAGCTCTACGCACATGACATAGTCTCGGTCGGACCAGAGGTTTTGTTTAGCGAATGGTGTTTTAAAGAGTTTGTTCTTAATAAAGCACCAGATGAGATAAAAGAAGGCACCGAAGTCGTAGGGTTTACCATCGTATTTGAGGCATTCTTGGTAGATGTCTTCTTCTTGTTGCGGGGTAAGTAGTAGGTCTAGTTGGTAGCAGATGGTGTTATGTTTTAGGAAGCTTGGTAGGAATTCTACGTGAGCGCCTTTAAAGTTTGAGTGAAAGACGATTCTGTTATCGATGACAATGGCAAAATGGCTACACACGGAATGAGTTGCCGATCGGATCATTCGAGATACGGGCATATCATTGCATGTGAAGACAAGTGAGATCATGGCCAGTCACCGATAGATTCTAGAAAGGACTGAATTTGATTGCAGGCCTCATTAAGAATGTCTGCATGATCTGTATAAACGGCAAGAAGTGCGAGCATTCCGAGCCTTGGTGTTTTAAGAGATCCGCTGTCCATTAACATTCCGAGTGGTCCGAGTTGTGATGCCATGGTTGTAATGAAGCTTGAGTCTTTGCTTAGGATTTTGTTCCTAGCGCCTATTTTATCAACTAAAGAGTCTTTTAGAGATTTTCCGTATATTCTTCTGAGTCTATTTTTTTCAAGTTCAATTAGTTCTGCGGTTGTTGTTTCGTCCACTGGTTCAATTTTATTTCCATTAAGAACCCAAAACATTTGTGGTTGTGGCGACATATCTTCTATGTCTACGATTGCCTCATAGTTTTTTATTTGAGCTCTGTAAGAGTCTTCATCAATTGATTCTGTTTTAACCACTTGATTATTTAAAATAAAAGCGTGGAGTCTCATTTTTACTCATCCTTTTTTGTAACGAATAGAAATTCTGTTTCTTGCCGCAGTCTAACTATTGAATCATAGCATCCCAGGTGATTAAAGTATTTTGAACAATAGTATTGTTTTTTAAGTCTTTGCGATCTTGCTTCAATAAAGAGGGTTATTTCACCATCTAGGTCTACTGATGGACCAAGGTTTGTTCCTGTAGCAAGAAGTGTGAATGTTCCATCTGATTGTTGTGATCCTGGTGATGTGTAAAGAAGTGTTTTGGTCCATAAATTATCAGTAGATATCGAGTAAATAGAAAATATGACTTCTTTTGCCTCTACAATTTCTTCTTTATTCCTTAACAGTCTAGCTTGTATTTGAATTCCATCGAATGTGTTTGCAGCGAATTTAGTCCATAGGTCCAGCTCATAGCTTGGTTTTGACTGTGATTGTCTGGTTAATATTGAATTATAGTGATTGTTCATTGATAGAACAATGTTGCCCATTTGAAGTTTAAGCGGCTGAACATAGCTTGAATTAATCGTTGCTTTAATTCTTCGTGCCGCCATTTTCTATTCTCCGAGCGTTATGCCGACATATCCGATTCTGTTTTGCGAGTCTGCGCCTATGGTTATTTTCACCACATAGTGAGTTAGGTCTTGAATGAGTGTTGCCAGGACTGGGGTTATTTGAAATTGAGCATTCCCGTCGGCTGATATGCCTGACTCGTTCAGTCCAGCAACTGTATTTCCATCTTTATCGTAAACCTGATATGAGGCCGTTGTGATGCTCGAGCTCATTAGCGTGCCATTTTTTACGATCCAAAATGTTCCTTGTAATTGATTAGAGGCGTTTATCGAGAAAACGCCTCTTGGTTCGTAAATCGGAGCAGATACAATTGGTGTAATTGGGGTTGCTGTTCCGATTAAAAAATTATTTTGGATTAAAAAATTAGGCATTAACTCTCCTGAAGTCCAGGTCTTACGTCAACTCCTGGTGGTGTTGAGTATGTATATCGCAAAAGTGTTCCTACCGTATTTGGTATTGTGCCAAGTGGCGACCAATTTACACCGCCATCGGTAGAGTATTCAAAGAAGCTAGGGTTTGATGCTGTGTTATGGTTAACGATCAAGCTATTTGATGTATCGTAAGCCCTGAAATAAAGGGTTGGTACCGATGTTGCGTATGCTGTTTTAAGCCTAAATGCATTTATTGATGGGTTTCCATTTGAAGAATCATCAAAA